CCGTAAGGGGATGCTACTGATGCCATTTAAGGACTCCTTGTTTATTTAGAACCTGAACCAAATCCGGCTCCGCGACTGACTGACGATTTTTTCTCGGCAAACAGCGGCATTATCGGATTGTTGTTTCGCATGAAGTGGTTGTCCACTGATTCCATCTGGTTCTGAGCTTGTTTGTCGTAGTACTCATTACGTGCATCCGCTTTATCGGAAGGCATCTTGCAAAGCATGAGGCCACCAATTTCAACGTTACCCGTTTTTTCACTACCAACAATCATTAACTCAGGATGATCTACTGCTTTCACCGGCTCCCAGCCATCGCGGAACTTGCGTGACACGTTGGTCGGTTCGTGCTGACCCAAGACATGTGTAGCTACCCAACGGTAGATATATCCGGGTTCAGGTGTCGGATCGGGCAGTGCAGTCGGCGGTACGTATACAGCACGAGCTTGCTTTTCGCGTGACACATTGTCACGAGGGTTACGGTTTTCAGCCATTTTGATTCTCCAGTTTTAAAACTTCTGCAACATATTTTTTTGGGTCGAGGTTGTACTTTTTAATTAACGCAGCTTGAGACGGCGTTAACTGTATCTTCCTTGTCCCGGTTGAACGTGATGCAGGGGCCACCACGGATGATGGACGCCTCGGAGTCTCACTCGACCTAGGCCTTTCGTCGCTTCCACCGAAAACTTCAGGGAACTTCGACTTCACGCGAGCATCTATTTGCTCGAAGTAATCATCGCTGCGGGGATCGACCCCGTTGTTGACTAGTTTCTGGTGCAGCCCTAGTGCAAAGCTGGTAACTTCTTCAAACCCGTCTGTGCCAAACCACTGGTTTTTTGCTTGCCAGCGCAAGGTTTTTTCGTCAGCACGCACCGGTTCGGGTGCTTGTTGTCGCTGTTGTACCTCATAATTTTCGTTCTGTAAAGGGGGTGGACGAAAATTCTGCGCATTTTGCACTTTTGTTTTGGCTTCAAACAACGCTTCTTGGGCGGCAAGGATGGCATCAGAGTCAAAAGACTCCTGCGCGGCCTTGTAATCCCGGCGTGCTTTGTCCAATTCAGCCTCGGCAGCAGACTTAGCCATTGCGCCGTACTGTTCTGTGCCGTTGCTTACGTACTGCTTTAGTTTGTTGTTTTCACTGACGTAGTGCTGTGCAAGACGCTCAAGCTCTTGCTTTTCCCGTAAAAGGGCTTCCTTGGCTCTGCGTTCGTCGTGACGGGCATGGGTCAGTTCCTTGATGCGTTTTTGGGCACCTTGGGTGTATGACTCAATCTCATCATCGGTTGGGTCTGCTACCTCTTTGTCAAGGGGGCGACGACCACGATCTTGTTCAGGCGTGTCGTCAACGATTTCAATTTCAACATCATCTTCGGTTTGAATTTCAACCTTCTGATTCTTGTCGTCATCAAGTTCGTCGGGGAACTTGTATTCGGCCATATCTACTCCTTTTAAGCACGCGTTAAGCCGCGCGGATCTTGAACCACAGCGTCCACTTGGTCATCATTGATGAGCCGGAACTCTTTTCCGAAAATCTTAAAGCGCGTACCGGAATATGTACGCACGAGCACAAAGTCACCTTTCTTGCACCACGCTCCTGCGGGGAACTTGGTCTGGTCTTTGTACGCGTCGGGGCCAACCTTGAGCACAAACAGAACAGTTGTTGCATGTTCTTCTTGACGCATGGAGGAGGTGGCTTTCACGAGATCAAGCTCAGTACCGTCAATCCTTTCGGAAATATCTGGTACGGCACACAAAAGTTTCCATCCTGTTGGTTCAGGAAGCATTGTGGCTTTTTCATCGTCTGTTGCGTCTTGCGCTGGCGCTTCGACGGGTTGGATTTCAGGCAGGGCAAATTGCCCCGGTTCTAGAACGAGTTCACTCATCGGATTTTTCTACTTTCTCAGCAAGGTCAAGGAGATGGCGCTCTGCGATAGCTAGACCCTGAATAACACCGCAAAGTTTTTGATACTCTTCAAAAGTGCGACACCCACCACCAGCGCAGTCATCTGCGTAGTTGTTCATGTCGGTACGTATTTTTTCGCGCAATACGCGTGCGAATTCGGAAATCATTGTTTAGGCGGCTCCTTTTGTTTGTTGGCCAGATCATGAATGCGCTGCACGGACTGCTGGCGCTCGGTCATCTGCATTTGTTCACGCTTGGTCTTTATGTCCCCAGCCTTGCCCATTGCAGAGATGTTTGCCGTTGACTTCTGCTGTTGCAGTTGACCGGCTTTGTTCATGGCATCAATTTGAAGTCGCTTGTTGTCCAGTTCCAACCGCCCCTGCACTTCTTGTTGCTTGAGCTGCATGTCTTGCTGTTTGAGCTGGAGTTCTTGTTGCTTTATCTGCAACTCTTGCTGTTGCATCTGAATCATTGGGTCTTGCTGTTGTTGCTGATTTTGCTTCTGAGCTTGTTGCGCTTGGCTCTGCTGGAGCACTTGCTGTGCAGCTTGGGCCATCATGCCCGACAACTGAATCTCCATCTCAGGCGGCAGTTTGTCGTCTTCCGGCGGCAGGGGCATACCCATCTGCTGCTCAATCTTCTGGCGGTAGGCAAAGCCAACGTGCTCGGCAACGTGCGCCATCATTGCGCCTTGAATCTGCGGAGCTTTGGGGTTCTGGCCAATCAGTTCCATGACGATGGGGTCTTGCATCGCCATCATGTGCACCTTGATGTGGGACTCATGGTCTTGGTAGAAGAACGCCTTCAGTGGCTCCAAGCGCAGTGCGGCCATGTTCTCAGACACAGGGTCTTTTGGCTTCTGGTCGTCCGGCAGGGGCACGAGCTTGTCGGCATCCTTGATACCCAGCACCGCCAACATTTGCCTGTGAAGCTGTGGCAGGTCATAAATATCCGGTGCCATTTGAGCCATTTGTATGACTGCTTGGTACTGCACAACCCGCTGGCTCATGGTGGCCGCGTTCGGGTCGCTCACAGGGATGATGTCTACGTGGTCGTAGTCAGCAGCCTTGGCCTTGCGTGGGGCATCAATCGGATCGTAGTCATAGTCTGGGTCGGTGTAGTCGCGGATGATCGCGGCCAGCAGACGCAGCTCTTGTTTGAATGTGTAGTGCAGTCGCGCTTGCACGGCGCTCATGACTTTAAGCTGGCGCTCCAACAGAGCCAGTGTGGTTCCCACCGGTGCTTGGGCAGACATGTCCGACACCTTCATGTCGGCAGTGGCTGCAAACCTGCGGCCTTCTTCTACGATCTGGCCAAGCAGACCCATCAGGACTTGGCTTGGCTCCTTGTACGGTAACGGCAGGATACTGTCGCGCAGCGCACCAGAGCCAATGTCTACGTCACGCCATTCTCCGGGTGCGATGGGAGTATCGTCTCCCTTGATGCGCATGCCGCGAGATTTAAGACCTCCGGGTAGGTTAGACAGCGTGCCAGCATCAACAAGCTGTCGCATGAGGCTGGTGGCTGATTTGGCATATCCACCAATGAGATGGAAAAGGCCGAAGCCGTACGCTCCAAAACCCGGTATGTATTGATAGTGAACAAAGTGTTGTCGTTTGATTTCAAGTGGGTCTTCCTGTTCCCAGTTTCTACGGATGGCCAAAACATCGTTCGAGCCTTTGATTAGGGTAACTACGTATGGACGTGTAATGCCGGTCGGTTCGCCATCGTCATCCTTGTCTTCATCGCCCCTGAGCACCAAGTCAACATGTGACTCATACAGGGTGTAGCGGTCGTCATTTATATCAGAGAAGCCAGTTTCTTTGTCCTTGGCCTTCTTGATGTTGTCTTGTTCCTTGCTGGGGTCAGGCAGCTCAATGTCGCGGTAAAAGCCTGCCTGTTGCAGTTTGACAATCTCGTTCTTTGTTTTGCGCATGACGTGCGTCAGGCGGTAGCAGGTGTCCAGATCGGATGTGCCGTAGGGCAGCAGGATGTCTTCTGCCGGTACAAATATTGAAATCTGACGGCCAATGTTGGGGTCGTAGTACACCTTCTTGAACGCCGAGCCGGTGGCTGGCAAGCTCCACAGCATGCGCTCATGCTCGGGACGGAACTCGCGCATGACTTCTGTCAGCTCGTAGTTCATGTCTTCTTCAACGCGGATGGACGCTTCTTTCTTCTCGGGGGTTTCTTTGCCCAGAATCTTTGTGCGCACCGGCCCTTGGGCTGGGAATGTCTCGGTGATGGTCTCTGACTGGAACCGCACCACCGCCTCTGTAATCATGGGGTGGAACACACCAGATGCGCCGTTCCACGGCTCCGTGCGCTCTTCGTACTGCAAGCCCAGCAGTTTGATGCCTTCTGTATATGCGCGTTCCCAGTCCTTGCGTGAACTCTTATCTTGCTCAATGTCTCCGGCCAACTCAGAAGCCATCTCCATGATGTCATCTTCGGAAAGGGTGTCGGCCAAGTTCTCATCAAAGGTGTCGTCTTCCTCTTCACCGGGCTTGATGCTCAGCTCCAAGTCCCCTGCGTGGATGTTGACCTCTTCCGGGTCAATGATCTCAATTTCAATCGGGTCTTCCTCTTGGGCAAGGTCGTCCATGCTTTGGGGTTGCTGGTACAGAGCTTTATCTATATTGGTGGCCATCATTTATCCTCAGTAGTACGCCGCCACGCGGCGCTTGAAAAATCGGGGTTCGTCCGGCTCATCGGTGTCGATTCTGATGAAGCCGCCTTGTCTGACGCGCAGCAGTGCTTGGGTGGTTGTGTCCACGTAGTCATCGTTCTCCCCCACAGGGAAGGCCGCAACTTCTTCAATCACTTCGCGTGCCCAGCGTGTGTCTGGTGCCCACACCAAGCCGGATGCAAACATGTCGGCCACGGCATTGACACGCACCATCTTATCGTTTCCACGGCTGGGTGTAAATTCCTGCACCGGGATGCCCATCGCCCGAAGCTCTTGGATCAGGGGGCCACCAGCGGCTTTCTTCTCAACAATGAACGCATCCGGCTCCCACTCCGTCCAATGTTTAAAGGCAGAGACCTTGAGTTCAGGAAACGCCATCCTATCCTTGAACGCGTCCAGCAGGATCACCTGAGCCTTGTTGTTCTCTTCTTCGTTGTAGAACACGCCCCACGTTGTGCACGCGCTGTAGTCAGATGTGCTCTTTGTCTCGTGCGCCGTGTCCCAGCTCTGGATGATGTACTCGCAGTCGGGTGGTGTGTCGCTTGGCCAGATGCGCCAGTGCTTTCTGCTGATGATCGCCGCAGTGTCCGATGTGGGCTGCTGCATGTATTGCGCGTTCCAGTACCGAGGATCCATTGAGGACTTGGCTGACTGGAGGGCCTCCAGCGGCCACTGCTCTGGCCAGAGTGACTTCTCGTTCTCCGTGCCTTCGTTCAGGATGGCTGGCAACTCCACGATCTCCCATGTGGGGGAGTCCGGGTTATTAACTTGGTACTGGATGAGGCGACCCGTTAAGTCCAGCGGCCCCCAGCGCGTCATGATGACAATGATCGCCCCGTTTGGCATCAGTCGTTGGAGTGGGCCTGTCTGGAACCACGACCACGCCGTGTCGAAGGCGAGTCGGCTATTGGCTTTAACATCTTGCTCAGAATGCGGGTCGTCGATAACGAAAAGATCAGCTCCCCGACCAGCCAGAGCACCACCAACACCGGCAGCATAATACTGACCACCAGCAGCAGTAGACCACTTTCCAGCAGCCTTCTGATCGTCTGCCACAAGCGTTTGAGGAAAGAGTTCATGGTATTGCTCATCGTCCAGTAAGTTTCTGACTCTGCGTCCAAAGTCCTCGGACAGCGATGCGGTGTGCGTTCCCATGATGATCTTCTTATTAGGGAAATTACCTAGGAAGAACGCAGGGAACAGATAGCTGGAGAACTCGGACTTACCCATACGTGGCGCAATATTGATGATGACGCGCTTCTT